GAGTTAATTATTTTTGCGATATGGGGGGCGATGTAATGAGCGCGTTCATTGTTAAAGGTGTGGATGAAAACGGTAAGCTATTTATTTATTACGCTATAGGCATTAGCGCAGAAGTTGAACAGAAAGCGCGTGATCGTCATAACGCGCTTGGATTGTCGGTGATATTGCTATGAATATTGCACAAATATTTGCTAGCAATCTGCATGGTTTTGATTATTACAGAGCGCGTAAGTTATCGCCAAAACCTCGAATAACGCATGAATGCAAAACGTGCAAACAAGTTGAGTTGTTGCCGGTCGTTCAGCAAATAGTTGAACTAGAAGCTAAGCGGTTTGAGTATTTGCAAAGTAGGCCAAAGCGAGAAATGGGCACCACTTGGAGGCCATCTGCATTAACAGAAGAAGAGCAAAAAGAACGGTATGAGTATATCCAAAAATGGAACTTACCGTTTTAACATTGAGCGCAAACGAAACGAAAGAAAAGATGAGCGTATATCAGAAACTGCAAACAGCTAGAGTAACGCTGCAAGAAGTAGAAATGAAAAAGTCTGGCAGCAATAAATTTGCTGGGTATCAATATTTTGAGTTGGGTGATTTTTTACCATTTATTCAAACTATTTTTAAAGATATTGGTTTATGTGGCATTGTTTCATTTACATCAGATATTGCAACTTTAAAAATTGTTGACGTTGAATCAAAAGAGGAAATCGTTTTCACATCGCCAATGGGATCAGCTTCATTAAAAGGTTGCCACGAAGTGCAAAACATTGGCGCAGTTGAAACATATCAGCGTCGTTATTTATGGGTAACAGCTCTTGAAATAGTTGAGCATGATGCATTAGACGCAATTGTTGGTGAAATTGAAAATAAACCAAAATCACATGCAAAAACAATAAATAAACAACAAAGTTTTGAGAAAGATTTTATAGAACGATGTGTTGTGGCAATGCTTAATGCAAATACCGTGGGAATATTAAAGGATCAATTTGCAGTTGGCTATAGGTATGCAAAACAATTCAATAATTTTGAAGAAATAACAAAAATTACAAATATTTATAACGGTCGAAAATCCAAATTACAAGAAACATTGAAAGAAACAGACGCCGCATATACGCAAGAAAATCACGATAACGGATAAGGGAAATCATGGCTAGTCTAAATAAATTTATCGGCATTGGGAATTTGGGGCGCGATCCTGAAATTCGATATATGCCTAACGGAGAAGCAGTTGCCAATATCAGTGTAGGCATATCTGAGAAGTGGATTGATAAAAACTCAGGTGAGAAAAAAGAAAACACTGAATGGGTGCGCGTTACGTTTTATCGTAAGTTAGCCGAGGTTGTTGAAAAATATTTAAAGAAAGGATCAAGTATTTATTTTGAGGGCAAAATGCAAACTCGAAAATGGACGGACAAAGACGGCATTGAAAAATATACGACTGAGATTATTGCAGACAGCATGCAGATGTTGGGTGGCAGGCCAGAAAATAACCAAGAAAGCGCACAGAAAAGCGATCCACACAATCAGAGGAAAGAGCAAAAATCGGCAGCGACATCGACCAACTTTTCTGATATGGATGACGATATCCCATTTGCCAACCCATATCGCGGCAAGTATTCATATGTGGTTTGATCATGTTAGACTTTTCTACATTATCTGATGAAGTGCTCATAAACAGGGGAAAGTATTCTACTGTCAGGGCGCGTCACGAAGATAGTAAAAAGAAGCTACAAGTTATGTGCGGGGAGTTAATGTGCCTCTCGCATAAAATATTGAATCTTGGGCAAAGTGATGATACTGAAGAAATTCAAGAATCAATACTTTACCTGGAAAAACAAAAAGAACTTGTTGAAAAGGTATTCGATCATTTGGCTTTTATGCAGTCTTTGTCGCATCAAAGAAAATCATTAAAAGAGTTGGCATGGGGCAAATCATGACCAACATCGTATTAATGAAAACCTCTAGCAATACTTTGGTTCCGGCTGATCATAATTCAGCCGAATATATCCGAAAATTAAAATTAGGTGTCGGTGTCGATGTAAAAGCTAAACGTTATAACAATGTGAAATTCCACAATAAACTTTTTAAGTTAGTTGAGTTTGCATATGATGTTTGGGAGCCTGGAGAAAAGGAATACAAGGGCGTCAAGATTGAAAAGAATTTTGACCAGTTCCGAGAAGACATTACGATTCTTGCGGGCTTTTACACTACGAGTATTAGGGTGAATGGAGATATTCGATTTAATGCTAAAAGCTGGTCATTTTCAAGCATGGATGATGTAGAAAAAGAGAAACTTTATAACTCAATTATCAATGCAGTTTTAAAGCATGTTTTAAAAAACTATACCCGCGATGATATCGACAAAGTAATTGATGGGCTAATGCGGTTCGATGGGTAAGTCTTAATCTTTAACTTACAACTAAAGGTGTTTTATGGCGGCCAGATGGACGCAAAAGGAAATAGAGATTCTTGTGAGGCTATACCCTGATCACGAAAAAAACGAAATAGAAAAACAATTAGGGCGAAGTGAAAAATCAATTTATTGGAAAGCAAATGAATTGAATATTAAAAAATCTGATTCTTTTGTGAGTGTCGGTAAAGATTATAAAATTCGCTTTGTTAAAAGAAGCAAATCGCGGCTTGACGCTATATTTAAGGCTGGCAATAAACCTCACAACTACAAGCCAATTGGAAGCGTTAGAGAATGCGCTGATGGCTATATAAAAATCAAAACTGGAGAGCCTAGAAAATGGGAATTAATGCACCGCATTATTTGGGAAAAAGAAAACAATCGCAAAATTCCCAAAGGTCACTTTGTACGGTTTAAAGACAATAACAAACAAAATCTTGATATTGAAAATTTAGAGTTAATTTCATCTAAAGCGATGATGGAATTAAACACGCTACATCGTTACCCGCCTGAAATTAAAAATACTATCCGGCTTTTAAGTGAAGTGAATAGGAAAATAAATGAACGACATAAATGAACTTCGCAGGCACTTGTTTGAAACGCTAGCTGCATTAAAAGACAAAGATAATCCAATGGACATTGACAGAGCAAAAGCCGTGTCTGAAGTGTCGCAAACAATTATTAATAGCGCAAAACTTGAAGTTGAATATGCCAAAGCGACTGGTGCAAAAATTAGTTTTATTGAAGTAGAAAAAAAACTACCAATCGGCATTACAAATATTACTCAGCATCGTTTGAAGTGAGATAAACCATGAATTTGTAAAAGCAAGTACGCCATCTAAAGGTGAACCTCAGAAAGAAACAAAATGACTATTTCACTATACATATTAAATATTGTAGATGGATTTGCGGCATACGGATGTCTACATTCGCAAACTACATGTAAAACATGTGGTTCTAGTTTGTGTGATGAAAACTGCTAATAGAAAGAAGAAAAATGACTTTTTTTGCTTGTGAAGAATGTAAAGGTACATTGATTGGTAAATGCTTTCGTTTTTGCAGCCAGTACCAAGACAAAATAAACAAGGAAAACAAAATGACTATTGATTTTACTAAGCCTGTGCAGACGAAAAAATATAAATATCCAGTAAAAATTTTAACCACTGAAGTGCGTGGCCTTTCTTCTGTTCTTGGGTATATAGGAGACGGTACATGCTTATGCGGCTGGAATTCTGAGGGCAAGATGTGTTCTTCAGGTGGCCACGAGAACGACCTTGAAAACGTCCCAGAAAAGAAAGTGATGTATGTGAATGTTTATATGGATGGTTCCTCTAGGGTGTGCGACTTAAAAGAGGAGGTAATTAAATTGCAATCTGAAAAGTGCATAGCCTGCATACGCATTGAATATACAGAGGGGCAGTTTGATGAATAACCAATCACTACTAGAAGGGATACTAAACACAATTGCAACATGGCCCGATTCCTTCATTGATTCGCATACTGCATTGCAAATGAGAGAAATGGCACGAGCTACGATTGGAACATTAAATAAACAGGTAGTAGCAAATGCATCAGCACCTAGCATAGTGGATGAGCGTGAAGCGTTTGAAGCATGGATTAAGCGACCGCCTTTTGAACATATGTGCGACATGAAAAGCGATGCGTCCGCATGGCCAGGTAAGTATAAACGATACGAAACCGAACTAGCGTGGGAAGCATGGCAAGCAAGAGCAGCTCTATCATCCTCGACAAGTGAGCAAGAGAGGATTGATGTTGACCGGCTAAATTCAAGCAGCATTATGATTAGTGATCGTAATAAATTTGGCGAAAAAATACGAGTTTTACATACCGGCATTAATCTACGTAAGGCCATAGATAAAGCCAGAGCCGCACAGGAGAAATCAGAATGACTAAAAATAAAAACTGGATTGAATTAACTCCTGAAACTGCATTGCCACCAATCGGCACAAAATTAGAAATTAAACATTTTGGGAATTGGCCGGACGATCATCATATTTACGACGATGCGATTGTGGATCAATGGGGTATTTGTCCTTTAGGTGACGGGCATTCTAAAAGAAGCACTGTTACGCATTATCGGCTGAAAGAGCAGGAGAAATTTTAATGAATAAACCCACTGCACAAGAACTAATGAAAGAGCATGATGACCTATATTTAAAAGGTCAACACGCATACGAACTTTCGCAAGAATTGGGAATAAAAGTTCTTGAATTACGAGAGCGAATTAATAAAGAATTCCCAGGTGATTATGACGAAGTGCATTTGTTATTTAACGGGACGTTTGATAATGAATAACAAACAAGAAGCACTAAAGATAGCGCAAGAGTTGAGAGACTGGGCGCTAATAGTTGGAGCGATGGTTGGCCATCATAGGGTTGAAGTTTTTTTCCGCGCTGCTAATGTTTTATCCGCACAAGCAAAGCAAGTGCCATTTGCATATTTTCAGAAGCATCCTATATCTGGTGTGTGGGAAGAAGTTCTTGCGTCCTCTGCTAGCGATGATGGTGTAGTAGCTGCCTATAAAGCGCCACAAATACAAACAGCGGTTGATATGAAAGCCGTTAGTTTTATTCAATTAGAATCGCTTGAAGAAAGAAAAATTATGGAAATTTATGTGCCAGATTACGAATGGAACGCGCAATACGAATCGCCGGAGGAATGCCTAGCTTTAGGGCGAGAAAAAGGCGACCTCAAAGAAGGCGATGAGTTTTCACTTGTTCGGCTTACGGTCGGAGCAAATACAACTTATCGGGTTATTGATGGGAAAGCAGTGCCAATAATTATTACCTTTCCAGTCGCGATATTGCCTGATGCGCCATTGCCACCAAAGGAAGCGCGATGCTAACCAAAGATCAAATTGAACAGCGCCTTATCCCGTGGAAAGATAAATACATTGCGCTATCAGCCGCTTACGAGGAATTTAGAGGGCTTACTGGCGCAACGCCTGATAGTAAATTAATGACCCCTATTTTTGACGTGTGGGAAGCCTACACTAATTTAATGTCTGAAACAGTTGGCGACGGCAGCGAATGGCTAGATTGGTATACCTACGAGTGCTGCATGGGGGAAACGCCCATGACGGTTGTTTTTAAAAATGGCAAAGAATTGGAAGTTACAACATTACACGATTTGGCGCGAGTGATATCTGATATATAATATATTTTTTGTTTTGAACCTTACTTTATTTTTGTATTTTCTGGGTGGCGCGATAGCGCATTCAACGATAGCAACAGAATGTGAGCGGCTTGGCGGTTTTTATGTTGGCAATAAAACGTATAAGTGCGTGGAAGTTAAGCATAGTGAAAGTGATAAATGAAAATAGAAACTGGTGTAATGGTTGCTAAAGATGGTAGTGGATGGGGGAAAACATACGAAGTAGGGCACCATATAAGTTATGGATGGGTTCCTCTTGAAGATGCGATTATTGCGAACCCCGAACTATGCAAAAAGTCTACTGATATGGAACCTATCGGGATGCTATCTAAAGACGGCTCTTACATTAATGAATTAGCATTAGGCCAACTTGTGCATGTAAAGCGTACAACAACAGTTGAAATTAAAATTGAGAATATGGAATGGAATCAAGGAAAAGTGCCGTATATACCTAGGGTGACATTTAAAGTGTGGCTAGATAGCGGAGATGTCAGAATTTGCCAATGGCGTGATTCGCTATGTACAACCGGTTTATTTTTTAAGGATTGCACCTCCCCTTTGCAAAATTCCCACTGCGATACAAGTCGAATAAAAGCATGGAAATTAAGCAACCATTGATAGTGCAAATAAAGATACACCGGCTATCACTTACAAGAAGGTAAATTTATGAATTCAAAGATAAACATCAATGATTATGTGCGCGTAAAATTAACAGATCATGGCCGTGCAATCCACTTAAAAAACCACGAACGATATATTGATATGGAATATATGCCTCCTAAAGAGGACTCAGAGGGCTACAGTAGATGGCAACTATGGCAATTAATAAAAGATTTCGGCTCGCACATGGGAAATGGCAACCCCATTCCTTTTGAAACAGCAATTGAGATTACTCCAGCGACGTGGGATTAAATAAACATTAAAGAACTAAAGAGACTAGCCAAACAAGCAACACAAGGGGGATGGCAAATTGAGGAAAGTGGCGACATGTATGATTCTTACGCCGGAAAACGCCGTTTGCTTGGCAATGCGCCTTATTCGAAATACGCCTCAGATATAGAAGATGCCAGATATATTGTAGCAGCCAATCCTCAAGTCATACTTGAGCTTATTGCTATGGTAGAGAGGCAGGAAGCACAAATAAAAAAACTTTAATCTATTTCTTGCGTCTAAATTCCCAGGGTGGAACAGGCTCATTATCAGCCCATAGTCCAATTTTACTATCCCTGGCCTTAGCTTCTATTGCTGGTAACGATGAATCCCTACTATAGCGAGTATAAGTCCATGCCAGGCCACGTTCTACCTGGGCACGGTTAACTTGTACGCCGTCACACGTTACAACAGCTACAGTGCGTTTATAGCGATCTATCGTTTGCGTGACATACTGCGCATCTTTGCCAAAGCATAACTGAGATAATGATTGTTTTGACCGATCACCCCAGGCTTGCCGCTTTTCTGGTGCGTCAATATTGGCCAGCCTTATTTTAAGCGGCTTGTTATTTTCAAGAACGGTCAAAGTATCGCCGTCAGCGATGCCGATAACTTGCGCTGAAAAGGCGTTACCTGTCATTATTAACAGGGTAAATAGTAAGGTTTTCATTTATTGGCTAATAGTTCATTCTTTTTATTGCTTCCGTAGCTACTGCCGAAATAATAATATAAAACGACCATTAGCGCCGCGTCTAATGTGCCTAAAAGACGTGCGACAAGTTGCTCACTTCCATGCGGAACAGTATTCATAAAAAGAATCATGTTTAATATTGCCCACACGATAACAATGCCGTACGCAAGTACCTTGTTTGTAGAATCATTTGTCTGTATCTCGCGGTTACGGGCGCTGTCACGGTCTTTAAATGCAAGTTCCTCCATATCTTTCAGATTCTGGAAGCCAAGCTCCTGCATGCGCAATGCAAACTGCTGATCTGCATTCTTTAGCGCCAACATCTGCTCAGGCGTCGCGCCAGATAATGCCTGTTTAATCGCGTTTTCTGTTTTATCCGATAGCCCTAAAGCATCTCCAATCGCAGACACAGCCATGCCACCCAATGGGCCACCGATTGCACTAGCTATCCAAGGTGATACCGCCGATACAATTGCTTTCCAGTCCATTATGCGTCCCCCGCTGCGTAATCAAGGTTATTTGCGACACGATTTGTCCACCCCTTGCCATAAGTTGCCCATCCAGAAAGGGACGTGTAATACTTTAAGCGTTGCGCATTAAACCGAAGAATTACATCGGTAACACTGTATGACTGGATTGCGGCTAACGTGTGAGGGCCAATACTTCCATCATCAACTACTTTAACCGCTCGTTGCAATGCACGCCTTGCTGTACTCATCCCTGCATTTACAGCAAAATCCCATACCTGAAATGCAATGGCACTATCCATTTGATCCGCGCCAAGTTTTAACCACCAATCACGGTAATAAATACTTTTTGCCTTTTCAATTGTCAAATTTTTAATATCCAAGTCACCGTAGGTATTAGCGGCTATCCCGTATTTCGTGCCTTTTAATTCCCCCGCGCCAATGCGTCCGCTAGTCCAATTGCCAGGGTCTTTTTCATCATTGCTAAATTTTCCTTCGTGCCCGATTAATCTTTCAAATGCTTCATCGAATGTCATTTTTGTAATCCTTTAATAATTTGCTCAATATTTTTAGATTTATTCTTTTTAAAGTACATCACCAATGCACTTAATAAAAACCAACCAGGTAATCCTGCTAATAAATATGCGCCTGCTTGTATTTCCTCTGGTGGTATCCAATCCGCAAAGTGAGTAATAGTCCGCAATACGGCATTGCCGAATAAATGAGAAGCAACGCCACTTGCCACCACTCGACAAAATCCTTCTTTTGCCGTTTTCGGCCAATCCACCATAAACAATAATGCAGCCCCACCAATCCCGATAATTCCTGGTGAACTTACTAATGCCTTAACAAGGATAATCCCATGCGTAGCGGAATTAGCATGATTTGCAGCTTCGGACATGTGCTGCTCCATTATTTATTTGCGCTTAAATTGTGTAAGTTGGTTTTTATTGTGTACATTTTTGATATTACTCGGCATAATAAAAAAGCCCACGGGTTAATGTGGGCTTAGGCGAAGATTAATAATCAGGTTATTTTTAATGAACAACTTTATTTATATAAAATATATATTTTTAAAATTAATCATATTTTTACTTTTGGCTTTTTTATATGGGATTTTTAAAAAAATAAAATAAATATTTATTTTATATATCCTAAAAAATTTCCATTATTTCCAATAAAATCCTTAATAGATCGTCCCGCTAATTTTTTTTGAACTAAATCAAAAATAGGTTGCGCGGAAGAAGAAAAAGAATTTCCTAGGCGATTCGCTGCAAGTACACCAGGAGAAAACGCCGAACCTAATAATGCCCCTACCCCGCTATTTTCTGGATTAATCATTCCAGCACTTGCCCCTCCATTGATTGCGCCGCCTAACATCCTTGTGCCTATATCTGCGCCTCTACTCATAAAAGGTGTTGCCTCCCCTACCGTACCAATCCGCATTCCATTAGATGCAATTGCATTGCCCAGTTTTTCAAGCGCAGCAATCCCTTTTGCACCACTTCCAAGAATTGGGCCAACAGGCGATGTAGCTAAAATATTCCCACCAAGTCGCCCCAATAAAAATGCAGGCGAATTATCATAATCTTGGTTAAAAAGACCAAGTCCAACATGTCGATTATCATTCCACTGTTTTATTTCTGAAGGATAATTTGTACCAAATATTAAATTTTTTACATTTTCACCCCCATTAATTGCTGCATTAAGCAATGTGTCGCCAACATCAGCAAATCCTGATGCAAAACCTACTCCTGAATTTTTAGCGGCATCAAATGCCATTGGAGATCGTGTAATAGGTTGAAAAGGTGTGGGGCTATTTTTTTTTGCCATAATTTTACATTTTTACATTTTCAATGTTAAAGTCTATTTTTAAATAAATATTGAAGGCAATATGAAACTGCCTAAATACGATAATAGACCGTCTGGAACTCCGCTTTATCATGACAATAGCGACCAAAGTTTATGGGAGGATATTTCATTTCCAATAATGGCTTTATGCTTGCCGATTATTTTTATCGGCTGCGTTGTCGCGTTTATTTATCGAATTTTTAATTAATCGGAGCATCCGACAATTGATTATTTACCTCTGATAAATAATCAGATACATCACTTTTAAATTGCGCATTATTTGTTAAGTTCGCTGTGGCGATTAAGCGTTGCGCGTAAGATTGCGCATCCTGCGGCCTTATTTCTGGTGTTTTTGCTAACCAATTTACAAATTTTGGATTTAACAAAAGTCGTTTGGATACTTGATTTGCGGCCAAAATCCCCCCCGTTGCTATTGATGCTTCCATAGGAAAAAAGAACCAGCCGAACGTGACCGCGCCAAGTGTTCCACGCGCGGCTAGCGCTGGTGCAGTGCCTGACGGGTTTGCCCATACCTTACTACTTTCATTAACCATATCGGCAGCTTTAGCAATATCTGTCAATTGGTCTGACATTTTTTCACCGCCTGGCAAACGAGTAAATAAGGCTTTTTTTGATTTTGCATCCAGTAGTTTATTGTACCCAGTTAAAAAACTACGTGGCGACCATACATCCCCTTGTTCATTTTGCTGACCTGGATTGGCTTTCCCGAGGTCATCAATGACGGTTGCTACAATTTTTTGGCGTGATTCTGGGCTAATTAGGCCACGTAATCGGCTATAAACTGTCGGGCCTGCATTCAATGACCTCGCAACTGAATTATATGCGCCCTCTGGAGTACTCCGATTGGCTAGTGGGTTAACTTGGTCTACCCTATTCATAGCGCGACTGTAGAACGTATTTGCTCTATTTAGGGCGGTTGTTGCGCTGCCTGGTGACGCGGGATCAACCCCATTTTTTAAATCAGCTAGCGAAACCCCATTTTTCATATCTTGAGACATTGCGCCGTAAAGTTGCTTAAATTCCCCCTGCTCAGGCGTTCCCATTATTGCATTTGAAGAAGATTCTTTCCCAATTTTTGTACGCAAGTCTTTTAATGCGGAAAATGGAATCCCTTGAGGCGCTGTTGACGGGGCAACTGTTTGCATTGCTGGTTGCCCATTAGGAAGGACAATAAGGCTATTAAGTGCTTGCTCAGGTTTGCCGTCAGCGTCAAAAGACAAATCTCTATTAATTTTGGCAATGCGCGAATTAATAAAATTAGATGATGTTGCCTCCGCTCCTGGTATCGGTGTAGTTAATTGCCCTGATTTAAAAATAGACTCGGCAACAGGAACGGGCATGTTAGGGCCAACCGCCTGTTCTACTTTGTCATTTAATGTGCCGTAAGTATTCCCAATGCGCTCTTTAAACAATCCTTTTAAATCGGCTTGCAAAGCAGCGCCAGCTTCAACGGGGCCGTATTCTGTTGATATGCTATCACGCAAGTTATTCGCTTTATTTTGCATACCAGACAGCATTTTTTGTTTTGATTTTTCAAAAACACCCACTGAGCCAGGCGTAAGAGATAATATATTTTCAATACCTTGGATTAATTTATTGCCACTTGTTAGACCAACAGACGGCTTATCCACACCTGCGTTTTTAAAATCTTGAAGGCGCTGATCCATATCTTTTCTTCCAGCCTCATTGCCGCGAATGCCGCGCTTTATTCCACTAGCGGCCAAAAATGCACCGACTTGAGGCAACATACCAGCAACGCCAGCATATTCAGGGCTAACCTCTCCGACTGCGCCGCCAGTTACTCCACTTACTGCGCCCATGCCAAGGTTAGCAAGCTGTTTTAGTCCACTTATTGGAGCATTAGCATTAGGCACAATAGAAGAGCCAGCAACACGCCCACCAGAGTAAATAAGCCGTGACAATTGATCTTGCGGGTTAGGGTTATCAATAGGCGACCCCATGCCTAATGCGCCACTACCTTTATTAATTTGTTTTGCAAGCCATTCGCCAGATAAGGGCACTTGTGTTCGATCAAAAGGCTCCGTCCACTGTGGCGGGGCTTTTCCCGTCACTTTGCTTGTGCCATAACCAATTGCTGCCTTGCCTAGGTCAATCGCATTGGCTGCCGCATCAACTGGCATACCTAATAAATCAGAAAAGAATCCTTTATTTAAAGCCGCCACACCTGCTTGAAGACGATCCCCCCCGCCAACTACTTTTTTCTTGGCTACTGGCGCGTCGATAATCTCAAATCTACCTCTAGGTTCATCATCAATAATTTCAAAACGCGCCATTATTTAACCTCCATCCATTGCATGCCATTGCTTTTGTAACGCTTGCCAGTATCATGGTCAATTGCCGTTTTTCCTTGGTTTGACTTATTTGCAGTGGGCAGAGCGGGGAGGTAGCTTTGCGCTTGTTTTTGTTGTGTGGGCTGTTTAACCTGATTATTTTGAGCGTCACTCTGTACGCCATAATTGCGATTAATAGAATCGACTTCCATTAAACGTAAATTTTTCTCTGTATCTGCTTTTGGAACAGTCCCTTTGTATGTTCTGCCATTGCCTAAATCTAAATTAAATATTACTGGCTTACCAGAATTAGAGGATTGCGCTTTAAGAAGAAATTCCTGAGTTGGTTTTGGAAGCCGGTAAAAAGCATCTTTATTCGACATGCCGCCTGAATTTTTATTGGACTGCTTTGACGCTAAATATGCTTCATCTGCGCCATCGAGGTAGCCTTTTTGAGTTAAATACTTTGATTTAAATGCAAGTTCTTCTTCTGCATTTTTTAATTGATCAGCGTATTGTTCACGAATGCTTCTATTTACATTGCCACCCTTATCCGTGCCTGGCAAACTTTTTAAATATAATCCCATATCTTTATCTGAAGATGCGCCTGAACCTTCAACGCGCAATTGGGGTGCAAGCCTTGATTGAATAGACTCCATTTCTTGTTTTTGCTCATCAAACGTAGGTATTACCCCAATACGATCAATCAAGCCACCCGTTCCTTCCTGTCGATTAAGCTCCCCAAAACGTTCCAGGTCGCGCATATTAGAACGCCCCTGAGCGACTTTGGCATTAAGCTCATCAAGCCGCTTCCTATCTTGTTCGTAAGTTCGCTGCTTCATAGAATCTTGTTCTTTTGGTGATGTAATATCCTTCCAAGGCGCAAGATCATCTACCGGCGCAATTTCTGATGCTTGAATAGAAGTATTTAAGCCGCCATTAGGCATCATTGACGATTGCGGCATCCCGCTGCCGCCGCCAATTGGTGACATTTCGCCACCTCTTTTGTTAAACATTTGAGCTGCTTTGTAATCTGAGCCAGGGATATATTGATAACTTGGGGGCACTTTTGCATTACTCCATTTTTCGTTACCATTCTTATCTTGCACAAAAAAACCATATTCCCCAGTGGATGGGTTAATTCCAACTTGCGGGGTAACGCCAAAATCGCTGCCTCCTGGCAATATACTTTTGACTGCGCTTTCAGGGTCAATCGTCAATAAATCTGCCATACTTGGTTTATAGGTAGAATCCATTTCATAATTTGATGCAATGCGCGACAATACATCTTGCTTATTTTTAGATGAAATTGTTTTAGCTTGTAGTTCACCTATTTGCGCTTTCCGGTAATCATTCATCTGCTTTTCTTCGTCGCGCTTCATTTTCTGCTCAATAGCACCTTGATAAGCCTGCATCCCGCCACCTAACCCACTGCCCAATATCTGCCCAAAGCTACGCGGGGTTGTTGATGGGCCACTAGCACTTAAAATATTTGCAGCTGCCGACAATAACCCCATTGTTTTAGGATCATCAAAATTTAAATTATCAAATAAGCCCATAATTATTCCTTAATAGCCGTAAGAGCCGCGAATTGGATCACGGACAGTGCTGCTTGCATCAAATGATACGCCAGGCGATAAAACTGGTGTGGTAGTAGCCTTATTGTAAGCATCATACAAGCCAAGCCCCGCAGTAGCCCCGCCAAGGAGGTTTCCTGCCGTATTTGAATACAATGGCTGCGTCTGTGTTTGACCTCCACCAAGGCCCGTATATGGGCTTAGGATTGAACTTACATTGCCAATCTTATTAATATTGTAAGCATCATTATTCGTGCCGTAGTTATATGCCTGCCCCAACAAGTTAGATGTTGAATTTATACCGGCTAATGTGTTCGCTGAATTTAATTGGTTAGTGCCTAATTGCGCTTGTAAATTCGCTTGATTAGCTGAATTTTGCCATCCCGCATTGGATTGATTGGCTTGCTGCTGGAATTGCGCGTTATTTGTTGCAACGCCGTATTGATTGCTATTTAAATTTCCTAACGCCGATAATGCGCGGCTTCGGTCGGCATCATATGCGCCAGCTTGTGCGCCTACTGCTGCATCGGTATTGTTTTGGCCTACTTGAGATAAAGCGCGGCCAATTTGCGTATTAAAACTATCAAGGGCTTTACCTTCTGCCAATCCTTGACGACTGCCACCGAATTGACCATTTAAAATAGAACCTCTACGGATATCCGGCAATACACCTTGCGTTAAGTTTTTAGTCGCATCGGTGAGCATGTTACCGAATGCATTATTCGATTGATTAATGCCTTTTTGAATTGCACCAGTGAGGTAAGGATTATTCCCCGCTTCACCGTAGATCATATCTTGGAATGCAGGTGCTAATCCTAAATCATTTTGCTTTGGTGCATTGATTTGAGCCGCTTGCATTTGTGCCGCGCTCATTTGCGGGGCACTTGTATTTCCTGTCATTAACCCAGCCGCGGCACGCATGGTATTATCAAATTGGGGGCGACCATAATCGTTTAAATAATTGTCTATCCCCGTACCAAAATTAGACATTCCTGGCTTTTGCTGTTGGTCAAGCAATGCCATAATTTGACCAAGAAAACCCTCATCGGTCATATAATCAGATTCTGGATTAGTTTGCGCTCCTTGCACTTCTGGAGAATATTGCCATTGCCCGTCACCTTTGCGTATATTTGCACCACTTTCACGGTATGGGTTGGGGTTCCATATTTGAGATCCTGAAGTAGATGGCGCATAAGTCGCTGCTACACCTGGCTTTAATGTGCGACCAGTGCCGTACAATAAATCTGCAATACGTGGGTCAATTTGTTGTTTAGTGGTGACAGTTTGATCACCAGATTTACTTGACCCCTTGCTCATGGCGGTGCTTGCCGCCGAACCTGCAACTGCTGCGGCTATTGGGATTGCTGCTGGCATTTTATCCACTCCTCTTTTGTGATTCCAAGCATTGTTTGATCTTCTAAAACGCCGTTATGTAAGTAACTAGCTCGATTTATTCCCTCTACCGTCATGCCGTTGGCTTTCGCAAAACGTAAAGCACGCTTGTTATAAGCAGGCACATTGGTAATAATCTTTTTGCAGCCCAATTCATTAAACAAATAATTTCCAAGCAATTTGACTGCTTCTTTTGACTGCACCCCCCATACCCTAGGGAGAAGGCAGGTATGCATTTCATAGCAAGATGTATTATGTGCGTGTACTAAGAACACGCCCGCTGGCTTATCATCTGAAACAAGCATCCAGTAAAGTCCTTCATGGCAAAGAGGATTTACTTCGTTAATCCCATCTTCATGAATATGAGGAAAAATTAATGGATGGCTCATTATTTCTTTAACGACTGCCATGTTATGAGTACGCTCAATTCTCATTCCCCCCCCCAATAAAAAACCGGCATTAAGCCGGTTGATTGTTTGTTACTTCTTCTGTTATGTCTTTGTTTTGCTCAATAATAGGAAGTCGCCTTAACATATCAATTACACCGAATGTGTATTTCGCAGGAAATTCACCCAATACTTTTAACGTTTCTTCGATTTGCTCTGTTTTAATAATGTGATCCATTTTATTCTCCGTCATCTGATGTAAATACTTCTGAATTTGCAAATACACATTGCTCAATTGGTAACGCCAAAATCAACGTGTACAAATTATTTACTGTCACTTCATAATCGGGCGGCACATTTGATAGTCTAAAAGATTGAGAACATAATGCCGCTGCCCCGTCCTCTCTTGCTATTTGACTTGCATAAGATGCTACTTCAACATCAATAAAATTAAACTTCCTCCAACTATACGATGTAATGATGTGATACGTAGCCACTACGCCATATTGCGTATCTAAATTCCCAATTAATGCCATAGTTATGCCACGGCGACACTGCGCCATGCTCCGTTATAAAAACAAATTCGATTATTTGTGCTGTCGTACCGCATTGCAACTAATCCAGAAAATGCAGGGGGAACCCCCGTTGGCGCGCCCGCGCATGTCGCAATATATAAAAAATTTGCGGTAGATGTAGTAGCCTGCGCCCCAGTTCCTACTATTAAACTACCAGCGACTGAAACAAGGCCATCGCCTCGGACGTACATCCTACTAACGCCGCCTGATTCAAGTGATAAAGGATACGTGGATGTTCCGGTGTTTGCTGTTGATATACCTAGCCCCGAACTGCCGTTTGTATTATCTGTATTGCGGATAAGCTCTACCCATCCGTTACCAGCATCAGACCATACCAGCCCATTAGAAGAAACACCGGAACCACTAACAACAGGTGCCCAGTTAGTTGCTGTATTTGATAACTTCCCAATAGGGGAAGAAGTCCCTACTCCAAGAGCGCTTGATACTGTGGCGCTTCCTGTAAGTGTTGTTGTTCCCGTTATTGTTGTATTACCTAGATAATCAACTTTAAAACGTTCATCTGATACAGAAACAGGCGTAGTGGTTGCTGCGGTATTAACAGCGATGATAAAATCGCCATTTCCTATTCCAGCCCCAGGCGTATCATTACGGCGAAAATAAACCGCCGCTTTAGAATAATCGGTATTGGTTGCAACGCCGTTACCAACATTAAATAATAGCCCCGTTGTTTGACTGTTTGCAGTTGTAATTCGCTTTAAAAAAATGGCTTCGTTATCACTGCTTTTTACAACAAGTTTGCGAACTGGAGCAATAGAGTCGCCAATCGCCACATTTTTTGTTATTTGCTGCAATAACAAATGGCCATCTGTGCCAACATCAATAAAATTGTTATTGTTTGCAGCATCGTAAAAAAACAATGCGCTGCTAGATGAATTCCCCAATTGCCATTTTAAAGTAGATGAGGAATTGTAAAAAGAAAGCGTGCCGTTGCCAGAAGAAGGGATTAATCCTATGTCTGGTGAACTGCCCTGTATCGTCAAATCCGCGAAAGTTGGCGCTGAAGTAGTTGCTATCGACTGCGGCAATGACAACGTTACAGCGCCCGTAGACGCGCTTGCATTGATTTGATTTGCTGTGCCGGTGATTGACGTTACTACGCCAGAAGTTGTCGCTAATGTGCCTGATGTTGGAAACGTGACATTTGTTGTGCCCGTCATTGTAAATGTTGAACCGTATGCGCCAGAGGTCGTTAAATTGCCGCCTAGTGTGATTGTTTTCCCGCTATTATTAACGCCTGTTCCGCCGTATTGACCTGCAATAACGCCCGCATTCCATGTTGCAGTTGTGAAAGTTCCGGCAGTCGTTAAATTTGTTGATCCCGCCCACGTCGATAACGCGGTATTTTCAACGTTACCCAATCCAACATCTGTACTAGTCAACCCTATCCACGTAGGGGCAGCCCCAGCAGAACCAGTTCCTGTCATTGAAAGAAACCGCTTGTTAATTGTGGTATTTGGTGAAATTAAAGCATAAGTTAAAGGGGAACCTGTACCTGTGCCATAAAACATTGATCCTATTGAGGTGCCATCAGCAGTTAGAATTGTCGATGTAGCATTAGGCAATATAAAAACTTTAGGCGTAGTTGACGGGCCACTAAACGACATAAATCCATTATCAGTCCCCCCATTTCCTCCTGGGAGTACTCCTGTCACATGAGAAGTTAAATTAATTTGATTTGCCGTTAATGCTTGTCCACTTAATGATAAATAAGTTTGTCCAGATTTTGTAACATCCCCTGTGTTGGTTCCTGTAATACTTGAAGTGCCAAAAACAGCCAAGCTAGACGGCGCCCCCATAAATGCTGAAAAAGACACACCATTAACCGTCGTCGGCGTAATGTCGCCCAACACTAAAGTAATGGACGGTGTTGTCGTGGACGTTGCCACGCTGCCTGATATGCCGTTTGCCGTGACCACGGAAACATTAGTGACTGTGCCTGCATCCGTAATTCCATAACCGGCCAATGTAGTCGGGGTGCTAGTTACTTTTGACCATGCCACATCATTAATCATGCTATTAACAACTTTTGATGCGCCGATTGTTGTTGCAAAACTGCCAGTGCCGTTTCCTGTAACGTCACCTGTTAACGTAATTGTTTGATCGCCCGTATTAGTGCCGGAAAGATTGGAACCAGTTACAGTGCCGATTGAAGCAACAGACAAAGGCGTAATATTGCCTAAAATTGTGATGCTGGTTTGACCTGCATATGTACTGGCAATGTCTGCTATTGGGTTGCCGCTAACGCCATTGCCGTTTGTAATTGTGGTACGGTCAGTTACGCCCTCGATTGTGCGGCCTGCAAATGTATTTGCTGCAATTTGAACAAGGATGCCGTTTGTATTGTATGCAGCTAATGCGGTTAATGTCGCGTCTAACGGCTGTTTTCCTGCTAGATTACTAGTTAATCCTGTGACCTGTGATTCTGCAATCTGGATGGCTGTATCGGCAGCGGCTGTAATTAACCCTTTTGCATTTGCTGTAATAACACTTACGCTAGATGCACTGCCAAAACTACCGACATTGGCATTAACAGTTGCCAATGTCGCTGCAAATGATCCTGTACCGCTGCCCGTTACATCGCCTGTTAATGTGATGGTTTGGTCGCCTGTATTGGTGCCTGATAAATCAAGCATCGCCTTTGCCGTAGCTTGATTGAGTACCTCAATATTGCCGGTTCCTGCTGTATCGCGTCCAATAAAAGAATCCGTTGCAATAGTCTGGAATTTTGCCAATGTGACGGCATTATTTGCAATAGTTGTTGCAGAGCTGCCGGATGTTGTTACATCGCCGCTTAAATCCGCAATTGCGCCAGTTTGTCCAAATACACTGGCAACAGGAAAAGATATTGCTGTGTTGGATGCCGCTATTAAACGTCCTTTACTGTCTACTGTGAAAGTAGATACATTTGTACCACTACCATAACTTCCAGCCGTTACCGCCGTATCAGCCAACGTTAAAGCAGCACTTGCATTAGCCGAACCATCGACCGACATTGAACCTGTTGCATCGCCCGTATAGGAAAGTGCTCTTGCAGTCTGCCATGCGGTTGCTGTAGTCGCATTGCCGATTAACGCTGCTGTAATCGTACCGGCTGAAAAATTGCCGCTTGCGTCACGTTTAACAATTTTACTGGCTGTATTTGCGTTAGTTGCGTCTGATACATCAACACTTAACATCGGACGAAAAGACGGCACTCCATTCGCACCAGATGGCGCCATAAACGCATAATTTTGCGTCTGACTTGCCCATGCCCCAGTTAATGTTCCTGACGTTGTTATAGGGCTTCCTGATACTGTAAATTCAGAAGGCAATGCCAATCCAACAGAAGTAACATTCCCAATTGATGAGGCTGCCTCAAATTTTACCCACACACCGCCAAGATATTGATAAGTGCCAGCGCCTAAGCCTGGGTTCCAATTCGCGCCATCAGCAATAACGGTCATACCTTCCCGTTTTTTGACAGGTTCGACGGTTAAAGGGCGCAACCAAACAATATCTTGTGCATTATTTAATACTTGCTGAAGACGAGGAAATTCGCGCTGTAAAAAACTAGGCACTTCAGCGACATTAACGGGAACATTACCAAATCTATAATCCATTAGTACATCCCCGTAAATTCGTATTCAATAATCATACTTTTTAAGCGCCAATACGTTTGCACCGTCGTTTCAAATTTAATCGCTATATAACGCCATTCTTGTTCAAACGTCGCTTCAAAATCTTGCCCGATTGTGAAATTAAATGGCTCACTCCACGTAATCGCCGCGGTCAAATCATTTGCGCCACCAACATAAATTTGAATGACGTTATTGGTACCGCCATCAAACATGGGGCGAATAGAGCTGACAAATTTAAAACGATTTGAGTTACCAAAATCCATCCCTGTCCGTGCAATATACGATGTGTAATTCATGCCATCGAATTGACGTGACGCGTCAACCAAAAACATTTCATTTGCATCATCAGCTAGAACTAAACGCTTAGACGACTGCGTATATTCGTTGTAATCAATCGGGTCGGTGTAACTGTCAATAATGTTCGTGCGCGAATCAATCGAATTAGTGACAATCGTATCAATAACGCCTGAGGCTGCGTAGTGGATACTTGGTAGGTCGCGGAACGTCCATGTATTTGTTTTGTAATTCCAAATTAATGCGATATTGGGCAAGTCATACCCTACCAATGGGAGGCATACCCATATTTCATTTTTTGTTGGATTAGTAGCTAGAAAAGATCGATTAAAATAGGTTGCATCTAATGACGATTGTAGCCATCGGCGCATACGCGCATCAATGATACTTTCCGCTTGCGCGCCATTAAATACGAATATATCGCCTTGGCCTAAAACGACATGGCCGCCAGGGAAAGAGGCAATACAATTTAATGCTAATGCGCCTGCTTCTTCTGTAATTGGATCGGAAATATTGAATATCGCACCACCACCGACATAACTCATGCGGTAAATGGACGATTCTTTGTACAGATAAAAACTATCCCCCATGACCGCGCCATCAATTAAGCGGCCATCGGTTTTAGATAAGTCAAATTCCCCTGCGTCTTTCGTATCATCGCCAATATCCCAACTACTAGGCACAGAACCTGGTTCCGCAGGCTGCGAATATAGAACACGATGCGGATAATTATTGCCAGATATTGTTAAATTCATGGCAATGCCGCAGTATTTATATGACCGCAATGCTTTGCATGAATAGCCGGACGGCCAATTGCTTAAATTGGCAGCGCGACCAGTGCCAGGCCATTGCTGAGGTGCGTCTGTGCCATTGTTAAAAATAGCAATGCCGCTTAAGTCAGTGCCTGTCCAAACGTTATTCGCAGTTGCCGTGTAATTGACATCAACACCACCAGATTGACGCGTGATATTCGTATGGACATCGACTGTCACAGAATAGGCCTTGTTTGCCCCTGCATAAATCCAATTACGTGCCCCTGACGTGCTATAAGGTAGTAAAAAGTACGGCTCAATAGAGGATGCGCCATAGACGGGCAAATGGCCTTTCATCTGTTCCGCATAACCATTTACAAAACGAACATTCTTGCCTTCACTCCATGCGCCATCGGGCAATTCATGCGGGAATACATCGCGAATAATGCCGTATTGTCCACATGTGTTAATCGGTAATGATGCCATTCAATCGCCCATAAAAAAACCGCTTTTCAGCGGCTTGAATTAGTCAGGAATATATTTTTTTAACTCTGATTTTTTGTAATTACACATGTGTAAATGTTGTGGCGTTATTCGCTTTTGTGCATCTTTATCAAATAGAAAATTACCGCCGATACCAATTTGCATAAATGCAAATTCGCTACACCACCACTTGCTCCAGTCGCCCCAGTCTTCAGACATAAGGAAAGGGATACCTAGCGCACCAGCAACATCATATTTTTTACCGCGCTGCATTTTCCCAAAATTAATCGCTGTCTCTATGTTTTGCACGGGAACATACATGTCTTGATAATATGATGCGCCCTCCATTGCCTGCTTAACTGGAACAATGCGACATCCATGATTAAACGTAGCTTCATAGGCCATACCGTCGATCATATTCATAACGTGGCTAAACTGCTTAGAGCCACCACATCGGGCGACTAATAGACTTGCAATATTAGGCGGCCATTTTGAAATAAATCGAACGGTAATAATGT